TGGTGCCACAAAAAAGCACTACGCTACGGGGGGTCTTGTTGATTCAGGCAAGCCCGTAGCCTACCCCAAGCATCAAGTATCAAAGCCTGTTGCTAACAACATGCAATCTGGCACCTTCAAAAAAGGTGGCAAGGTTAAGTTCAATGATGGTGGTGCTGCTGGTCCTGTGAGCAATTACGAGCGCGACATGACGAAAAAGAATGTCAAACCCGTAAAAGATCCTGAAGCCATTGCAGCAAAAGCCAGTCGTGATCTTGATGATGCTTTGAATCCCATAAGCATGGTCAAGGAACTTGGCGGCAAGTTGATGGATAAAATCCGAGGCAAGGGATCAGTGACTGAGACCAAAGAATCAGTCACCGTATCACCACCGGAAGCAAAAAAGCGAGCAGGCGGCGCGTGCTAGATTGCGGGGGCTTCGGCCCCTGCTTCACATAGAAGGTTTGACATGACCACGACTATTTCCTCGATCACCCGACAAGGGGCCTTTGAGCCGTTTGGACTGCAAGTTGCTCGTGGTCAGATTCAAGGCCACAGCGCGAAAATTATTTTCGGCTACAACCCTGATGTTGATACATCAGAGGAATCTATCTGGCCTGATGGCGGCACAGTGCCCCACCCAACGGTTGCTTCAGTTTTAAAGATTAGTTCAACCAGTACGGATGACGACGGCGATCCTGTTGGTACAGGCGCCCGCACGGTTTACATTGAAGGCTTAGATGGTAGCTATAACACCGTAAGTGAGACGGTGACGCTTAACGGCCAGACTGAAGTCAATACCACAAACTCTTATTTGTATGTCAACGCATTTTATGTGGCGACAGTGGGGTCTGGTGGCGCAAATGCTGGAACCATTTACGCAGGCACAGGCACTGTTACAGGAGGGGTTCCTGCGGTCATTTACGACCTGATTGCCACGGGATACAACAATCGCACGACTGCACACTATTGCGTGCCTGCAGGTTACACGGGTTACATGGTTAAAGGCATTATCACCACAGGTCAGGCTTCAGGCTCAACCTCAGTGACTGCTTACCTTAAACAGCATGGACCTGATGGCATTATCCGTGTTGGCGCGGTATCGACGCTCAATAATGGCTCGGTGAGCTACAACTTTGATCCACCCTACATCATCCCTGAAAAGAATTGTGTGGGGGCTACGGCCATCGGATCAGCAGCTAATAACTCTGCGAGTGCGTTTTTCAATATTGTTTTGATCAAGAACTCAGGGGAATAAGATGCCAGCCAAGTCGAGGGCGCAGTTTCGGCTCATGAAGGCGGCAGAAAATAACCCAAAGTTTGCCAAGAAGGTTGGCATTCGACCTGATGTGGCTGCTGAGTACACGCAGTCCAACGTGAAAGGGAAATCGTATGCAAAGCTTCCTGAACAGCTTAAGAACGGTGGTCCGAGCCTTGCGATTGGCCGTGGCGAGAAGCTTCCAGCAGATCAAGGCGCGGGTCTTACGGCCAAAGGCAGAGCCAAGTACAATCGAGAAACGGGATCAAACTTGAAAGCACCTCAGCCTCAAGGCGGCCCAAGGAAAGATTCATTTTGTGCTCGTATGAAACCGATCGCGGAAAAAAGTGAGAAGGGTTCAAGAGCACGCGCATCCATGAAGCGTTGGAAATGTCCGGGGTTCTAAATGGCGTACTCAGACACTTACGGTCAGGTTTACAACGTACAGACATTAATAGATCATGCTGCACGGCGTTGTGGCAAGCTTGCTGAGGAGTTAACCAGCGAGCAGTTATTGACAGCCAGGCAATCGCTTGGCTTTGTTATGACCAATCTGATCAATATTGGCATTCAATATTGGGCGATTAAAAAGGAAGTGATTGGTCTTACGCCTGACAAATACATTTATTCATTGCCTGTTGGCGCTAATGATGTGCTGAATGCGTTGTATCGCACCATGAACCGGCCATCAGGCAATTATGCAAGTTCAGCAGGAGGCATTGTTGGCAATGTGGCAGATAACAATGTGGACACGATTTGCCAGCAAAATGCCGCCAACGGCAACATTTCAGTCGATTTTGGTACGGATAATCCGGTTTATGCAGGCTCAATTGGTGTGCTGCCTTATGTGGCTGGTGGTGGCAGTGCAACCTGGACGCTCAACTTGCAATATTCCACGGACGGCATTTCGTGGAACACACTGGAAAATATCGGCACGGTTGCAGTAACAGACAATCAGTGGCTTTGGTATGACATTGATCCAGGTCAAACCGTACAGTTTTATCGGATTGTGGCGTCAGGTGGTACGACATTAGCCTTGCGTGAATGGTTCATTGGCAATAACAGCCGTGAAATTACGATGGCAAGGCTTAATCGTGATGATTACACCAACTTGCCGAATAAAAACTTCACAGCTAATCAGCCTTACCAGTTTTGGTTCAACAGAACGATCCCGCAACCAGAAATTTACCTTTGGCCAGTGCCGTCAGATCCTTTTGTGCAGATGACGGTTTGGTATTCCAAGCAAATTATGGATGTTGGGGACCTTACTGACGAACTTCAGATCCCGCAGCGGTGGTACATGGCCACATTAGCCATGTTAAGCCATCAATTGGCCTTGGAATTGCCTCAAGTGCCACTTGATCGCATCGCTTATCTGGAACAACAGGCTGATAAGTACCTGTTAATTGCAGAACAGGAAGAGCGTGATCGTAGTCCGATCTATTTTTCAGTCAATATCACGCCTTATACGTCCTGATCATGCCTCTTTTTCTGGAAACTCGAGGCTATACAACGATTGCAATTGCAATTTGTGATCGTTGCCGCATGAAAAGGCCGCAGGCAACCATGCAAGCAGATATTAATTTCCCTGGCTTGCAAGTGTGTCAGGAGAATTGCGCGGATCAGAAGGACCCGTATCGCTTGCCAGCCCGTCAAACGGAGCGTATTAACTTGAGATTTCCTCGGCCTGACGTATCAGTGGCAGCAACCCAAAACAATTTGCTTTCCAACGGAATCAATCAGACAATTCTGTCTACGGAAGGCAATACTGAAACGCCGGAAAATAGCGGGAACCTCGATGGTATCTCGTTGTCTCCTTAAGGGATTGCGATGGCAAACCAAACGATCACACAATTACCTTCAGCAGGGGCGCTTACAGGCACGGAATCAGTGCCAATTGTGCAAAACGGCCAAACCGTTCAAACCACAGTGGGTGCAATTGCGGCTAGTCCTTCAACAAACTTTAGTTTTATTACTGCAACCAGTGAGCCGTCATTAGCAGACTCACGTCAACTGGCAACATCTGGTAATGGGTTGTCATTAACTGATGGCGGCGCAGGCGGCAATGCCACGCTAGCCTTGTCAGGAGCCGCTGCAAGCCTCGTTGCAGCAGGGACTGGTATTCAGGTCAAGACAAGTGGAACAACGCTCACAGGCCGCGCTATCACGGCTGCAACCGCAGGGTTAAGCGTTGCTGATGGTGATGGTGTTGCGGGCAATCCGGCAATTTCACTGACGGGCATGCCGCTTTACCTTGCACAGTCTGCAGGTGTTGGCTTACTCACTCGAACCAGTGGCAATAGTGTTGGGATTGTGACCTTGCAAGGCACAGCCAATCAGGTTGATGTGGCCAATGGCACGGGTGATGCGGCTAATCCAACGATTTCCATGGCATCAAATCCGACCATTCCTGGCACGGGTTACATGCTGATTCCAAAAGGCACAACAGCGGAGCGGCCTGGAAGTCCCCAGGATGGCATGATCCGATTTAACACGGACAGTTCAGCCTTTGAAGTTTATGAAAGTGGTGGTTGGAGTAATTTGCCTGGCGGTGCGGTAACGCAAATTAATACGGGGCCAGGTTTAACAGGCGGTCCAATTACATCATCAGGCACGATTTCGGTGGCTGAGACGGGCGTTGTTTCGGGCACTTATGGCTCAACGACAAAAGTTGGCAGGTTTACGGTTTCATCGCGTGGGTTAATTACTTATGCGGACGAGCTAATAATTTCTGCGGCATCAATCGGTGCTGTAACGTCAGTGGTTGGCACTGCCAATGAGATTGTGTCATCAGGGGGTGGATCACCACAGATTTCGTTAGCACCAGCCATTGATTTTTCAGGCAAAACGCTAACTGACGGCAGTCTGAATCCGGCGATTTTGCAGGTTGCT